TTTTATAATATCGGCGTTACGTTTATCGTTTGGGTTTATAAAACCGGCATCCCACTCAATTAAAATCCCTTTACCCGTATCATTTGGTCCTAATATTTTCATATCTTTTATTTTATAAATATGTTACGTTTAGTATTCCACCGAGATAAAAACGTCCCATTCACTTATTCTAATTGGAGTTACCCTTAATAATTGATTTATTTTATCACTTACGAAAATCTTATATTCATGTGTTAAAGCAGAGTCGTCACCGTCACCTGAGAAAAAAACATAGTTATTTGCAAACTCAGTAACGTCTTGTCCTTGATACATTACTTTACCAATATTAACCTTAACACCTATGTCCTCCTCTTCAACACTACCTTCTAACATAACACTTTCCGGCACAATAAAAGAATCCTTATACCCAAATTCATATATAAAATTTTTAGGGTCAATCATATTATTAAGATTATCTACAACTGTATTAGCTTCAAATAATCTTAATAATTGACTTTCTTTAACAATGACTTTCATTTAGTTGTTTTAACTATAAATAGATTAAACAGACTGTTTTTTAGCTTTATGTAGTATAAAATATTTTGATTTCATTAATGGATAACCATATAATGTATTAACTATTTGTTTTATCCTATCTCTAAGTATTAATGATTTAAAGTCGATTTGTTCTTTTACAAATAAAGTTACCTCTAAATTCATAAAGCTTCTTTTACCTAATTGTATACCACTACTTCTTAAATCTAAATCTACAATATTGTGTTTCTCAAATATTAATGGGTCCACCGATTCTAATAAGTGATGTTTGATATCCCTCTCTAACATACCTGTGGTCCTAACCCAACTATTAGCTGTCATCGTTGGTTCCACCCAACTTTGTATAAGAATATAAACTGATTTTAATTTTTTTGCATCTACTGTCCCATAACTACATTTCGCGTTTTCGTATCCCGTTAATTGGGACGTTTTTCCTTTTTTCATATAAATTCATAATATCTAATGTTTATTTGTTCATTAAAAATATAACCATAAAAAGTACGATTGTCAAAATATTGATAAATTGAATATACTTATTATAATAAGTCATATATGTTAATAATAGAAATAGGAAAAAAAGAAAATATCGAAAGAGCCTTAAAAAGGTACAAAAATAAAGTTTATAAGACTAAGCAACTGAATAAGATTCGTGAGGAAAAAGAGTTCACCAAAAAGTCAACAAAGAGACGAAAACAAAAACAAAAAGCCATTTACATCCAAAAAATAAAGGATTCAGAAATCTGAACCCTTTTTTTATTTTTATATGTTAGATTAGTTTATAATCCGTGTTCTAATTGTTTTAATTTATAAAGTGAAGTTAAAGATATTTCAGACTCATTAATTCTATTAATGGTTTCATTAACTCGATTATTTAAATCCTCATCGTTAGATTCATTAACTTTTTCAGTTAACTTTTTTAATACAACACCTTTAGATAAAGTTATTTCTTCAGTTAATTCAGTTTTAGATAATGATAAAAGATTTTTTAATTCTTTTTTTTCTTCTTCACTAATGTCACTGTACTCACGATTAAAAGTATTAGTTGCAATTTTTAACATAGAACTTAAAGGTATATTAACTGATTCAGTAACCTTAGTAACTTCTTCAGTCTCCCCTAACAACTTCTTTATTGTATTTTTACCTTCTAAAACTTTCTCTAAATTTTTAATTGATGTACTATAAACTACAGTATCAATATTTGTATAATTATTATCTGAGTCGGTTTTTAGTCCTTCAGAAACCCACATATTAACTTCTTTAAGTTTAGTCGATTCAGTGGTTAAAATGTTTTTGATTGTCTCAACACATTCATTTACGTAATCGTCTACGATGTCTTTAGAAAGACCTTTCTTTTTAGAAAGTTCATCATATAAGAAATATACTTCAGCAAGTTTCTCATTTTCAATTATATGACTTTTAAACGACTTCATATTGGTTTTAAACGCGTTTTTACCATACGACTTAGTTAGTAAAGATTCTATATTTGATTTTATTTGTCCGAATTTATTCATAACCTTTTTTATTATAAATATTAGTTATCTAGTAATGTTCTTAATTCATCTTCAATTTTACCTAAAGATATTCTACCTTTTGATAAATCAATTTCAGATACACCATTAATCATGTCGTTTTCTAATATCATGTTTAAATCTTTTTCTTTAACACTTTCAGGTGTTACTTCTCCTCCTGTGTCACCTCCTGTGTCACCTCCTGTGTCACCCAAATCACCACCTAAATCACCACCTAAATCACCACCTAAATCACCACCAAAGTCGCTACCCCCTCCTGAACCAAATCCAGTATCGGCAGGCTCTGTAACCTCACCTTCGGGTGCTCCACCTTCTCCAGGCTTATCTCCGTATAATTTATCTATGTTTGCAAAAATACCCGTTTTACTAATTGTTTCAGATGTCTTTTCTAATTCAGCCCCAACCGCCTTTTCAATTCTTTGTTGTTGTAAATCTAATTTAATTTCCTCATCCGAGAAACCAAGAATATGTTTCTTAGCCCATGAAGAGGATACTGGTTGTATACCATTTCCTGGGTCTGAAACCGTATCACGATAAAGAGCTACTTTTTGTTGCCATTGTTCAACTTTAAGTAAATCTGCCTGAGTTGATGGATTAGTTAATCCTAAAGTAAAGTTATTAAGTTCGTCCTCAAATCCTAATAAGTATAAATGGATTATTGCTATTTTATTTAATTCCTGAATCATAGATTTTTGAATTCTATTGATTGTACGGGCAAATCGAATATCTTGTAATGCTAAATTTTTACCGTCACCTACAACTTCTTCAAACCCTAAGAACGCCTTAGGAACTCTAAGAGCCGTTAATAATTTTTTCTGTATATATTCGATATCCGCAATTTCAGATAAATTCTGAGCTCCAGGTAAAGTATCGATAGGATTAGGTGCGTTAGCATCTCTAACAGGTATAAAGTAATCTTGGTCAACCGCCATTTGATTATACCTTAAATCTACATTACCATTAGTGGAATCAACTACTTGGTCTCTTTTAAACTTATTGGCAACTCTTTGTACATATGGTTCCACATCTTTGTCATCCATATTACCAACAAATACTTTAAAAACTCGTCTTTCAGGTGCTCTTGATGTTCTATAAACTAACATCGCATCTTCAGATAATATAAGTTGTTTCCATATACGTCTTGCCTTTTCTAACATTGAAGTACCATATGGTAACTTACGGTCATCCCCTAATAATCTAAAGTGAGCCATTTCCCACGTATTAAGTACCATGTCTTTATTTTGCCACAAGAATTTAAGAGCATCATTATCAGTATCCGAACTGTTTTTTTCGGGTTTCATCTTCATTCCTCGTTCTTGACGAGTAATTTCAATATTAGGTAACTGTTGTACACCCATTACACCTTTTTCGGGGTCTAACTTTAAGTACACAAAATTATCCCCATACTTACAAGTATTTCTTGTCCACATAGGTAGGTTAGTACTAATGTCGAGTCTATTGTTAAATAAATCGCCAAGTACTGATTTAATTCGTTTACTCTCTGAGTAAATTTGTAGTATAAATCCATCTTCGTTTGCGGTTGTTGATTCTTCCCCGTATATATCTAACGCCGCAGATATTTCGGGAGTATATTCCATACTCTCATAATCATAAAAGGACGCTAATCTAGTTGGTTCATAATATACCGCTTGAGTATATAAATTATTTTCTACCTTTTGCCATTGCTGACCAAGATAAAGTGTTTGTTGGGCTTGAAGCTTTTCTCTTTCGTACTCCTTTTTATCGGGAGTTTTTAAAAGTTCTTTCTTATCGAACTTAAATGTAGGCGCCTGCTGGTCAAGGGTTGAGTCGGGACCGAACACCTTAGTAAGTCGTTGCCATATTGTATAATTTTCTGCCATACCTCTTTTTTAGATAAATAGTAACATTATTTGAATTAAACTAAACATTTAAAACTTTCCAAATAACCAAGAATTATCTTGATAGTCCTGTTTAGTTGCTTGTCCTCTGTTTCTATTATGGTTTATTCCCCCGGTAATGCCGATAAGCTTGGATGAAAATCATTAGAGGTATTTTTTACGGGAGTTTCATTAACTAACCAACTTTCCATCATGGCTTTAGTTTGTTCTGTAACTTTTTCTAATTGTGTAAATGAGTTTTCTCCAACATAAATCGCCATAGCTATAGCCATAATTAAATCATCATGTTGTCCTTTTTGGTGGTCAGGTCTACCGTTTACGTAGACAAAGGTATTTAACTCATTTAAAAGTCTTGATGAACGAATTTCAAAATTATGTCTTAACGCCTCCTCAAATGATGCTACAATTTGTACACGTTTATTATTGAAATTTAATCCAGGAATCTTCTCCATGGCTTTAACGTTATATTTCCATTTATCTGCGGCATTAATACCTTCAACATATAAATTTTTATAACCTAATTCTTGTAATTTTCTTGATGTAGACACACCCATACCTCCTGTAATATCAATCACTACAAATGCGGAATACATTGTTGCCCATTTAAATGCTATCTCCGCAACCACATCAGGTGGAACTTTACCTAAATATTCAAGAACTTGTTCTCTTGTGTCGAAATCAATGATAGTAAATGTGGTATAATCTTCACTATCTCCACGAGACACATCAATACCCATTATATACTTATGTCCCTGCACAGGTTCTTTCCACTGCCATAATGAACCACCTATAAATTTGTTTTTTGGTTCCTGTATGTAGTTTTGTTTCATAGTCTCAATCGTACTACTTGGGATGACGTTATCCCCTGAACCCAAGAAGTTACACTCCAATTCCTGTGAGATTTTTCTTCTATCGAATTTAAGTTTTTTAGCCATACCTTCGAACCATGAAGAATAAACTTTGTATCCATTTGATAATTTTATTTTAATGTCCTCGTAATCCCTTTCGCGGGGGTCGATATCACCATATCTGATTATTATTTTACTATCATCGTAATCTTCACGATTTAACATATAATGTATAATATCCTTACATTTAATAAGTTGTAAGTCTTTAGCGTAACGAGGGTCACGATACCAATACATTTCAGTTATTTTGAAATCGTTCATACCTCTTAAGGCTTGGTCATATATAGTATAGTAAATTGGGTCAAAACCATTAGGTGTAGATATTACAATAACTTTACCCCCTGTTGATAGAGACGCCATACATGCAGACCAAAAATCGTCATCCGCATCGATAAACGCGGCTTCATCAAAAATAAGTATGGTTGGAGTATATCCACGAAGAGCATCTTTAGAAGTTGCAACGGCTTTGACTTCACACCCATTAGATAACTTAAAATGTCTTTGTGAATTTTTTTCATTAGAATATGATATCCCAAACCATGTCGGCCATTGGTCTATAAAACTTCTAACTTTATTAGCAAACTCTTGAGAGGTATCTAATTTATTGGCAATAATTAGTACTTTTTCAGGTTTTTTCTTAGAGGCGGTAACCACTTTTTTAGATGCCCATGCTGCGGTAACTGTTGAAACACCAGCCTGTCTATACTTTAAGGCGATATTTTCCTCATAAGTATCATAATCATTAATTAATGTTTTTTGGTCTGAAAATAATTCTAAAGGTACGTACTGTGATTGTGTATTATCGTAAGTTTGTAAATAAGTTTTTAAAGCGTAAGGAGTATCTTTTATACACTTTGCATATTCCAATAAAGCCTGCTCTCTTGATAGTCCCATCTATACATAATAAGTTTTTTTTATGATAAAGAAATACCCAACCCGTCTAAAAGACCTGCAAGGTCATCGTCATCGTCATCATCATCGTCATACTGTGATATTGCATCTTCATATTCTTGAGATTTTAATTCCTCTATAATCTCATCCACCATTTTAGCAACAACCTTTTTACCATCATCAGAACCAGACATAATCATTTTAGCCACATCAAAGAATTCATCAGTAGTTAATGAAGAAAATCTTGAAAATAAATAATTTTGTATTTCTCTTAAATCGTCATCGTATAATTTTTCAGGATATGAATCCATAAATTTTTCCCAAATTACCGGACCTAATCGTAAATCCCATATTTCGTAAGGTAACGTATCTTGAGACGACATAACCATATCTGCCGCTTTAGGGTCATCAGGTAACCCTTGAGTCCCTAAGACCTCGTAAACACCCTTTAAAAGTTCATGTATTAATATAGGAAAAAACAATGCTTTTGCCTTTATAGTTGGTGGGTCAGTGGTGTCATCAATTTCTTCCTTACCTTCCATTCCTTGTCCACTTTCGGCAGCTTTCATAACCATTTCATCTGGCATAATCCAGTATAATAAATCGTTAACTGACATTAATACTCCATATAAATTTAACAGATTTGGGTCAAGTTTTTCTAACTCCTCTTTAACTAAATGAAACATATAATGTCCCTTTTTAGATGCTCCTTGTATTAATGAATTTATAAAACGTCTTTTAGCCTTTTCTAAATCAAATTTTTCAAAAGCCGCCATAAAATTTTCTAAATCGTCTTCAGCTTCATCTTCTTTAACTCCAAATTGGTCTAAAACATCTTCGTCTTCAGGTTCTTCAGAATCTTTTCTCATTTTTGACATATCAATCTGACCTGGCATTGATGTTAATTCAACATCGTATTGAAATGCGTCATCAGGTAATGATAATTCTTTTTTAACAACCTCTACCGCCAATTGTTCTAAATAACCTTCATTATTAGATTCAATTTGTTTTACTTTTTTAACGGCTTGCATCATCATACCCTGTAAATTCATTAATTGATTCTGAGTCACTTCGTTAACACCAGTATATCTCTTAACTTTTTCAATTACATCACGAAACCTTTTTGATGCGATTAATTGTTCAAACGAGTTATCAAGTTCATCGTCATCTTTTCTTGGTAATGCGGGATTATCAGACATAGGTGTTTCACCTTTCTCTAATTTAGATTGTATTCCTTGGTCCATTCTTTCAGGTCCATCATATTCGATTTGTTCTTTAGTTTCTTTACTCATCTTTGAATGATATATTTAAATTGTCGAATTTAAGGAATTCTGGTAAATCTTTATCTTCCACCTTAGCTTTAGGTGCTGGCTTATGTTTTGGTTGATAAGGATTCTTTCTTTTTGGTTTTGTACGTGTAGGAGTCTTTACAGGTGCTTCTTTAGTCCCTGGTGTCTGTTCAACCATATTAATTAAGTCTTTTTTAGTCATAGAAGGTTTGTTCGTATTTTTTATCAAAGATACGATACTTTCTTCAATTTTTCTAACATTTTCTTTACGTTCTTTAATTTGTTTACTTACACTAGTAACACAAGCATCAAATTTCTTCTCGGCATTTTTCTTCCAAGTCTTTTTAGGTCCATATTTACCTTGAATACTATCCATACAAATAGCATACTCACTATTTTCTTCAAACATACCTAACGTATAGAATGCTGGACGAATAATTGAGGTATCTATTTTTTTACTTTTTTTCTTTTTACCTTTACCCTTCTCTTCCGCAATACCCATACCATCACCACCAGCTTTAGGATTAACTCCATAATTAGCTGGTCCGTCATCGTTACCAACACTATTACCATCGTAAGGATTATATCCTGACTCTTTTTCTAAAGAATTATCAACATCTTTATCTTCAGATAGTTCACTATCATCAACGTCATCAGCGGGTTCAAACATTTTAACTAACATTTCAAAGTTATCTCTAAAGTAACTTCTTAAATAAGCTCTTTTACCATGCACGATTAAACCATCTCTATCTGTTTGATATTCTTCCCAATCGTCCCAATAGAAATCAACTGCGTCTTCGACAGCGTCTTCTAATTCAGGGCTGAAAGGACTTGGCATTTTTTCAGGTTCACCTAATTGTTTATGTATTGATTGATTAAAGAAATGTTGGTCAGAACTACCCCACTCATTTAACTCTTCCTCACCTAATTCA